TCTCCCACACTTCGCCGGGGCGGTCGCTCTTAAGCGTTTCAATTTTTCCGCCGCTGTTAGCCCGAAAATACCGAATGCTTCCACCGTCGAGCTTTTCGATGGTCATGCCCTTTCCGGTTGCCACGTCACCGATCAAATCGTTAGACGGATCATCCAGATCAGGCCCGCCGTTTTCGTTGTATTCGATGATGCCGATACTCGAAAGCATCATCTGCGCCATGCGTTCCCATTCGTGGGATTGCGCCATGTCGCGGAGGTCGTTGAGGGCATGGGTGAAAGCTGGCAACCCGCGCCCCTGCTCCTGCCACTGCGGGTCGTAAAGATGGATCATGTTCGCCGCTTGAATCCACTCTTTGCCCTTTCCGTCGTCATCGACTAGGCGATACCACAGCGGCGCTCCTTGTGGGTTGTAGACGACTCCATCACGCAACACGCCGCCCTTGGTTTTACCTTCCGTCTCATCCGATCCGGTGGCGATTTGATGCGCTGGAATGTGTTGGTAACGAGGGTATCCGTCGTCTGTTTTTGTTAGAAGAATAAATGCCTCTCCGTCTCGATCAATAGCGACGGATGCGAGGAAAAGCGAAGTAACAAAATCATTCATTCCGCCGCGAACGTCACCGATTCCATACCACTGGTTCACAAGCCAATCCTTTGCTTGCGCGCCAAACTCGGTATCCGATCCAAGGAAATCCGGCTGCCACGCCCTGCCAACGGAATACATGGCCTTCTGGTCAATCGCGCCCCGTGCGACTCCGATGTTGATATACATGCGGCGACTTGCCGAAAGCAGCGTTTTTCGATCATAACTCGGGATGAGCTTGTCGATGTTCCGCAGTTGGACGGGCTCCCACGGGCGGCTTCCATTATACCGCTCGGCAGACCTCGCCGCCTTGTATTGGTAAGGACTTCCGAACTCGTTTAGAATCGCCATCAACCTTGGCGGGTGTCAAAAGTAAGCGCGTGATCGAGCGCCGGGGAAGAATCCGGCAACAAGGGCGCTTTTCGCGTAATCCAGCACCTCGATGCGTTCCATTGGGTTCTGAACGATCATCTTTTGCATTTGCACGCCGTTCTTGCTGCCGCTCATAATGGCGTCGAGCTTGCCGCTGGCGCTGAATCCATCTTCAACCGCCGCATCAAACCATGTGGTTATTTGCGCTGTCCGCTCGGCATCTCCAAACGCCCACTTGAAGAGCATTCGCGCCTGATCCCGTTTATTCGCCGCCATGCTTTGTGGCGGGTGTCAAAGGTCACTTGACCTCATCCATGCTCACCAACACCTTGCAGATGCAGGCGGCAACTACCTGCATGTCCTCGCAGTCCCAAAGGTGGTTTGGTCTTCCAGTCTTGGCTGGAACCCATCGCCAAACGCCAGGTGAGATTTCCCGCTTCTGCTCGGATTGCATGTGTGCGTGATAGTTTTTGCTGGCGTCGGTCGGCACGCCAAACGTTCCGCTTGCCATGAGCGCGGATAGCTTGTCCTTGGCGAGAAGGTTGGAAAATCGGATGAACTTATACGCCAAGCCTGCCGACGTTTGCGCGTTGGTGTAGTCGGAAAACAGGCGGCGGAATTTCTTTTCACCAACCACTTTCATATAACCATCACGCGCATCCTCACCCCTTAGCATATTCCATCTATTGGTATCTCCCGGTTTTGCGGCCGCAAAGCATTGCTTGGCTACCTCTTCCGGCTTGTAACCACAGTCGATAAAAACAAATCGGTTTTCGATCCCATATCGTTCTTGAAGGTATCGGATGTTTTCCCACGTTTCCAGCCTGCCTTCCCACAATAGACGGGAATCACCACCGACTTTCCATGCGCGAATCGCAACCCAGAAGTGGCCTTGCTGAACATCCGCTGTCAGGAATCGGAAATCCTCCATTTCCCACTTCGCTCCCTCGTGGTATTCCTTTTTCTGATAGGGGTCGCCGGAAAGCGTTAGCGTCGGCGTGTCGGTTGGCTTCTTCCAGAATTGTGCGAAACGCTGGCAGATGATGTTTTCCAGCTTCTCCAGTTGCCCGCTTTTTTTGTCTTCGTTGGCGATGAGCCATTCCTTTACCATATCGCACCACGAATAGCGCCAGACGGTCATAAACGACGCCCGCAAGGTCATGCGTCCGGGGATGAACTTCCCACCATCCCACACGGGTTTGCACTTCGCCCATTGGCGGCGGTTGTATTCGGTGTCTTGGAATTGTTCGCCGCAATGAGGGCACTTCAAGCGGACGGTTTCGTAAATTGCCACCCAATCGAGTTCTTCGTTGGCGTCGATGATCTTTTCAAACTGGTAGTTGTTCCAATCGAACACGCTGCCCATTTTGCATTTCGGGCATTCGTGTTCTAGGTCGTGCCACTTTCCGGCTTTCGCGTGGTTATGCCATTGACCATCCTCATCGCCGCCTTGGGAGAGCATTAGGTTCTTGCGGTTCCACCGCCCGTGATGGCGCTTCAACAGGTAGTCGATCATCCCATCGTCCCATCGCCAGACCTCATCCCCCACGGTGTAAACCATGGATTTTTCTTGAAGCGCGGTTTTGTTAGCGGGTCCGGCGAAAAAGTTCATGTGCCGGAAAATTACTTGATCCTTTTTCCAGTTGCTACGCTCGGCCCCGGTTGGGATGTGGAGTTTCGTGAGCGGGCTGGTCTGCCAGACTTTCCGCATTCGGCTTTCCATCCAGTCCTGCACAGTGTCCCCGGTTTGCCCGACCACCATCATGTCGCCATGATCGACGGCAACGGCGCGGACGCTCAGTCCCTCAATGATAGCGGTTTTCCCGAATCCAACGCAGGCAACCACGGCGATTTCTTTTACCTCTGGGTCTTCCAGCCAGTCCCAAATGATCGCGTGCGCGGGAACGGCGTCGAGTGAGTATCTTGCTCCTTCTGGCGAGTTGGGAAGGTAAACGTGCTCGCACACCCAATCACGCCACGGTTCTTCGGGAGGCGGCTTAACGCCCCGGCAGAATCCAGCAATGAGGGGGGATGTCATGCTGTGTCGGCGCGATAAAACAAGTATCCGGCTGATGATTTTTGTATGCGGTAAAGCTCATCGCGGCGCTTTACTTTGGCGAAATCAACAGGGCTTACAATGATTTGGTCATCGTCCGCAAGTTCGCCGTCCCTCCAAATGGTCAAAAGCTCCTCTTGCGTTGGGATGCCGAAAATAAATGGTATTCCGTATATTGTTGCGGCCATGGTTTTACTCGGTTGGTATCTGGATTCTGGATTCGTATTGGGAAAGCTCCGTTCGCTTGTCGCGGGCGTATCGGGCGACGATCTTTTTGATCTCGCCGGCGGTTCTTCCGGCGCAAAGCGGGGCAAGGTCATCCGGCATGCGGGAAAAGATGCTGGCGACGGCGATTCCCACTTGCACACCGTCCTTGTCCATTTCGTGAGACGGGACAAACTCGCCGCGCTGGACCGATAGCTTGTGTTCGATCATGTCGGCCTCGCCTTTCAGCTTGCGGAGTTTGGCGGCTTTCTCGTCTTCGTTGGCGTCTCGGGTTTCGTGGACGCGGGCGGCTCTTTCTCGAACCGCTGCTTCATCGTCGAGGTTAATCCCCTCTTCCTTTTCCCACCGCCACAAGGTCGGCACGCTTACCCCTACCCGCTGGGCTAGTTCCTTGCGGGTGATGTCGCCTTTCGGTTGCCCGCCTTGTTTGAGCTTGGCGGGTTTGTCGGATGGTTTTTGCTTGGCGCTCATGGCTTGTTGCAATCCGTTTGCGTTAATGGGCTGAAAAAAGTTGTCGCAGGATTTTATCGGGGTGAGGCGCAACCGCGAGGCTCCCTAAACGCAAAAAGATTGCTTATGCGGGTAGGTTGCAATTGCAAGTTAGTTGCATTAGCGCAGCCTTTATTGCAATTCAGTTGCATTTGCACACCGTTTGCATTCATGCCTCCCCCTCCCCGTCGAGCTTCCGCCATAGGTCAACCAATGGCCTGAGTTGATCCGCGACCGCCTCACGCTCTTCTTGCGCCCATTGATCTAGCGGCCTCTCCCGTTGCAGTTGGTCGAAATAGCCGCGTGTGCTGCCGATCCACCCGATCCATTTCGGCTGTGCAAACCCCGTGCTTGGCTTGGCTGCCATCGCGTTGACTTCGATGATTTCGAGTTGAATCATGGCCCTGTGATCTAGCTTGTGTTCGATCCGATTGCTGTGCGTGTGGAAGAGACTGAGGTAGGCCCTAGCCCGTTCGTGCGTCAGGTGCGGCACGTTGTCCCGCAACCATGCCAGCAACTTACCCGGCCCCGCGTCGATCTGGTCGAGGTATTGCCCGCATTGGATAGCCGCCTCCATCGCCTTTTCAGCGGCGTCCTTGGCGGTTGTGGCGTGTGATTCCGCGATTTGGTGAAGTCTCTCCACCTCGCCAGCGATTGCTGTTTTGAGTTCTTGGTTGCTCATGGCTTTGTCTGGTTGATCGTCGTCTTGCTTGATTCTCCGGTTCTCATTTTAGCGGTTGGCGCATCCGTTAGGTCAAGCCTATTTTTCAAGGCTTTGATTCTTAGATTGTTGCTCAATGATCTTGCCGTTCCTCGCGTTCTTCGCCGTCTCAACCGCATCCTCGGATTTCATGTATCCGCTTGGCGGCAGGCTGCAATCCTCGCAGAATTGGCGGGCCTTGTAGCTGAGGAGGGCGCGGGAACATCCTAGCTTTGCGGCGATGTCAGCCATTGACCTGCCCGCACAGAATGAAGCGCCAACCGCGAAAGCAACCCCCCACTTGTCGGGATTATCGGGCTGGCGTTCTAGGGCGGCTGAAATAAGCGGGATGAAGCGCCTCATCATTTCCCGGAACGCGGCTGGCATTGTGCGCGAAAACTCCGCTAGCGTCATGTCGGCAACCTGATCCTCTAGGTCAGACCAATCTTGTGTCATGCCCTTGCAATTGCAAATTGGTTGCGTTTTGTCAAATCCAAAAGCAATGACCCGTGATAAATTGGAGCGGCTGGTTTGTCCCATGGCTTAGCCGCATCGGCACATGGCTGAAAGTGCTGGCCTGTCCGGCTCGGCATTGTCGAAGTGCTCTTGCGAGTAGGGTTCTCAGCCGCAGACCGTTTTGATGCCAAATCGCTCGGCAAGGAAAGGTTGCAAGAATCGCCGGGGTTGTCAATGCGGTTCTTGGCGGTTCTGCGTCGTGCTGGCTTCTACGCCTCAATTTTAGCCCCCTCGCCCCGTGTTAGGTCAAGGCTATTCGGTAAGCGGCTTAGGCTTAATCCATCGCTGAGAGAATCCCGACGATTTCCTTCCGGGTGAACTCCACGCCGTTGATGATGGCCTTGCCCCCCTTCACGGTCCAAATCCGGTCAACCTTGTTGCACGGCTTGGCCATCTTTGAGCGCATGTCCATGAGCCAAGCCTTTTGCTCGCCCTCGGTCCTGACCCTGCCGGAAGTGAAAACCTGATCGGCCTGATCCTTCGTCATGTTCTTGGCTTGGACTAGCAAAACATCCGTGCCGTCATCGGTTTGCACCACGATCGGGATCGGCTCGTCAAGGTAGCGTTCTTGGAGGGAAATCGGCAGGCGTTTGAGTTTCGCAAACCCCGGGGATGCGGTCAGGAGAAGCTGCGGGTGGAGGATTTTCCGCCCGATTTGCTCAAACCTGCCAAGAATCCCGGCATTCATCAGCGGGCATTTTTGGATGATGTAGTCGTAGGTGTGCGGGTCATTTTCGACCATCTCCACGAGGATTTCCCCTGCCCTGATCCACGCGTCAATCCCTTGTTGCCAAAGGGAAATGAACTCGGTGATCTTGGCGTCTAGCGTGTTTTTCGTTATCGTGCTTTTCATTGGTCTGTTTGGTTTGGTTGCAGTTTGGAGAGTTGTTCAGCGGCTCCGGCCATGATGAAGAATTGTTCGGCGGCTTTTTGGTTGCGGTATTTTTTGAAGTCTTGCAGCATTTTTTCACGGTTTTTGGCGTAGTATTTGCGGTTTTTTTTCGCCATTTTCTCAGGGTTTGCGGCTTGCCATTTACGGGCCCTTTCCGCAATCTTTTCACGGTTTGCGGCGCGGTGCTTGCGCCCATATTCCGCAAACTTTTCAGGGTTTTCGGCGTAGTATTTGCGATTCCTTTCCGCTATTTTCTCAGGGTTTTCGGCGCGGTATTTGCGCTTAGACCGCCTTTGTTTTTCCCTCCACTCCTCTTGCTTCTCAGGCGTCCAACTGTCGAATGATTTAGGCTTGGCCATGGCTTGTCGGTTGGTCAGAACGGAATATCCGACGAATCGTCATTGTCAAAATCCTCCCTATGCTTCGGCTGTGCCGCTGGTTTCGCCGCTGGTGCCTGCCGCGTTTCCAGCCATTTCCCATTGCCGCAATACGGGGCTTTTTCGCCTGCTTGTCGGCGTTCCTTGCCTAGATCCTGCTTGGCGCTGGCGATGTTTCCGTATTGGTCCGGCTCGTCGTTGACGAATACGTCGAGGTCACAATAGGTGCCTTTCTGCCCTGTGTAAAAGACGGTCTTGTCCAGCTTGGTGACGTCGATGCGGAGTTTGAGAATGCGGTAGTTTTGGCTCATGGTGTTGGTTTGGTTTGTTTTAGGCTGAAAAGTTCTTGGTTTTCGATTTCTCACGGGCTTCATCGAAATCATCGCCCGAATTGATCAGCGCCACCATGCGGGCAGCGCGGTCATCATCCAAGGCCATGCTTCCGGTCGAACCGTCATCTTTAGTCCAGACGAGACGAAAATAACGCTCCCCGATTTCGCAGACCTCATAAAGGCCATCGGTCAAATGGAAGGTGTCAATGCGGGTCGCTTTTTCGCGGCGAAGCCATTCGCGGCCCGTTCCGTAGTCGATTTCATCAGCCGTGAGGAACTCGAGGCCATCAGCGGTGATTTTGGCTACCCATGTTTTTCCTGCTGCTTTTCCGCTGTATCCCTTGGTTTTTTCAATGTGGATCGTTTTCATTGGTCGGTGTTGGTTGCGCGCTCATTCTACCCACCCCGGCTACCCTTGCAAGGTTTTTTTGCATTGTTTTTCAGGTGGTGGATTTTTCAGAATTTCCCGCGCTTCGGCCTTTTCCCGCCATTGGCTGCGCTCGCGTTCAAGTTGTTTCGCGTGGCCCATCATGGCCACATACGAATCCGGCCAGCCTTTTTCCCACAGCTTTTGGCGGAGAGCTTCGGTTTCCGGAGCGTCTGAATGCGAAGGACCATTCATGGCGGTCAGCATCATTCGGCAATACGGGCATTTATCGTGCCCGTAGCTTTGCATTTCGGCGTGGTCATAAGGGCATGGGTTCATGGGGATTTGACGATGTTCTCGGAAGAAATAGCGGCGATTTCGCGCATGAGTTTTTCTACATGCTCTTTTCCAGAATAAAGCC